ACTTCTTAGTAGTGTGTGACGAAACCAACAACACTGCTGCTAGAATAGACAGAAACGAACTATATGTAGACATAGCGATTGAACCTGTGAAATCGGTAGAGTTCATCTACATACCGTTGAGAATTAAAAACACAGGCGAAATAGCGAAACTAGGAGTATAATATGGCAATTTCAACTTTAAGTAAATTTACAGTACCTTTGGCAAACGATCAGAGTTCAGCATCACAAGGTTTGTTGATGCCAAAACTTCAGTATCGTTTTAGAGTGATCCTTGAGAACTTTGGTGTATCCACTCCAAGATCAGAAATCACAAAACAAGTGATGGACGTGACAAGACCAAACTTAACTTTTGACACTGTCACTCTGGATGTTTACAACTCTAAAGTTTATGCAGCTGGTAAACATACTTGGGAACCAATCACATTAACATTGAGAGATGATGTTAACAACTCAGTTTCTAAATTGGTAGGAGAACAGATCCAGAAACAATTTGATTTCTTTGAACAATCTTCTGCAGCTTCTGGCATCGATTACAAATTCACATCTAGAATTGAAATGCTAGATGGTGGTAATGGTGCTTCAACACCTGGCATACTAGAAACTTGGGAACTTTATGGCTCTTATGTTGAATCAGTGAACTACAACACATTGGCTTACAACACCAGCGATCCGGTAACTATCACACTTAGCATTAGATACGACAACGCAGTACAAACTCCGCAAGGCACAGGAATCGGCACAGCGGTAACAAGAACCATTGGTTCGTTATCTACAGGCGGCGGTATATAATTTTACATTTCGTTTATAGCAAAAGAAGCGCCTTTAATGGCGCTTTTTTTGTGACTATAAATATAGAGTATGCCAAGCATTAATAATTTTTTAAAAGGGTTTAGTGATGGTCTTCCAGGAATGAAAGACTTTCAACACGCCAGTAGATTATACATAGACGATAATTTTAAATTACTTCCCAAACAAAAATTTTTATTTCATGTGGTGTTCACCATCGATAACACCATACCCGCTAGACCCTTCACCAATAATGAACGTTTAGAACTTAACATGTTGGTCAAATCATGTGAGTTGCCCAAATATGACATGAATTTGGAAGAGAGATTACAATACAATAAAAAAGTCTACGTGGGCACGAGAATAAAATACAATCCTGTCAACATCGTTTTCCATGATGATCACGCTGACACTGTGAACGCTTTTTGGAAGGCCTATTATGAATATAACATCGCGGATTCTCAATCTGTCAATAGCACAGGGATAGTGGACATTGCCAAAGATGACATGTATCATGACAAAAATAGAAAAGTGGTCACGCAGTTCGGAATGGACAATGCACAAAAAAGAGGCAAGCCTTTCTTGAAAGCAGTTCAAATATTTGTATTGCATAAAAAAACTTTCACGGGATTCACTTTGGTCAATCCAATCATTGGTTCTTTTAGCCACGATAATCTTGATCAAACAGACGGTCAGGGACTGATGACTAATACCATGCAACTCTTTTATGAGACCGTGATATACACGGCAGGTAGAGTCGATGGAGTATCTGTGCCGGGGTTCGCAACTCTACACTACGACAAAGAACCTTCTCCTCTGAGTGTGTTGGGACGGGGCACGACATCTATATTCGGACCTGGTGGGATCGTGGATGGCATTGGATCTGTGATAGGTAACGTTAGAGAAGGCAACTACTTCGGGGCAGTGCTTGGAGCCATAAACACCTACAACAATGCCAAAAAAATCAAAGCTAAAGAAGCGGTGAAGGAAGAATTGAAAGGCATAGTGAAAGAGGGAGTGATCGACATCGGCCGTCAGGCCGGAACAATAACTAATCCTGTGGGCAGCTTTTCTATTGGCACCGTGGCCGTGGCCGGTGTCGCTGCCGCAGCGTTGGCGGGATCAAAAAGTTTAAGTAATGGACAAAATCCAAACAACAGGGTGATTTCAACTCCGGTTCTCAATACTCAACTGTACCTTTCACCCACAGAATCTTTTAATCTTGTTCAAAGTAATTTGGTTGCGAGAGATAAAGTGGCAGCAGGAATTTATTATAAACAAGTTGGATCAAGAAAAGGTCTAACTATCAGCCAAAGCGAAATAGAATATACAGCGGCAACCAATGATGTTAAAAAAATATATAGAAGCAGAGCATTAACTGATACCACGAAATTGGTCAGTGATGGTTTTATAAAAATTAACCGAGCAGGCAACGAAGTGGGAATTGTTGCAGAAAGAGCAGGATTGTAATGTCAGAATTTTATACCAATCTACCACAGAAAGAAAAAGATAGGTTGCAAAAAACCATAGACGATCTTACTCAAACACAATATGTCGAACCTTTTCAATTCAGTGCCAACGATTATGACACCACTGTGTCTTTTTTTGTAAAAAGAGGATTTGATAGACAACCAGCAGAAGAAACTGCTTATGTTATCTTGCAACAGGCCAAGATAGATTCCGTTCCTGTGGGACAAATTTTAGATATCTTAACCAAAGCAGATCCGGCCCAGTTAAATGAATTGCTCACTGTGGTTCTAAATACCAATAGATACAAGAGCAGTCGGCTGGGTGTGAGAAATAGTAGAAGCAGCAGAGATATTGTATCCAGAAACATTAAAGCATAAATGAAATTCGCTAGAGGAAAATTCGTAATGAAGAATCCTGCCAAGTATGTGGGAACAAAATCTCCAACCTATAGAAGTGGTTGGGAACATTCTTTCATGCGATTGTGTGATGAGCACCCAAATGTTTATCAATGGGCTAGCGAGTCTATCAAGATACCTTATCGACATCCGCTTACAGGCAAATATACAATCTATGTGCCGGATTTCTTCATAGTTTATGTAGATAAAAATGGTAACAAACATGCTGAACTAGTAGAGGTTAAGCCTATGCATCAATCCTCTATGGAACGAGCTGGTAAAAGCACTGGCCGACAAACACAAGTAGTTATTAACAGGGCTAAATGGGAAGCCGCTTCTGCATATGCTCGACAGAATAGAATCACTTTCCGAGTGCTGAGCGAAGAACAATTATTCCATCAGGGTAAACGCAAGTAAATATCTACAATGACTCGCAAACTGGAAGATATACTCAATTTACCAAACGTGAAGGAGGCATTCGCCAAAGTGGATGCCAAAGAAAAATCACGTGAAGACAAAGACAAGCCCACTATACCCAAGAATGTGGATCCTCAAACTGCCAAAGCACTAGAAAAAACTTATCAAGAATTTGACAAGATAGCAGCAGCTCTACCTCAAGTTAAAGGCCTAGGGGAATTGAGCGACCTTGAACTGGATAAATTGGCCATGGAAGCTGAAGAGAGCTACAAGAATCTTATGGATTTGGGCATGAACGTAGATAGTAGGTATTCAGGACGTATTTTTGAAGTTGCCAGCTCCATGTTGCGCAATGCCATAGATGCAAAATCACAAAAAATTGACAAAAAGTTACATATGGTAGAACTACAGCTAAAAAAACTCAAAATCGACAAAAGCGGCTCGGATGACATCAACGAACCAGTTGAAAGCGAAGGTATGATCATTAGCGATCGTAATGAGTTAATGAAGAAACTACTTAAAAAAGACTAAATACTGCATTATGACAAACTTTAAACAATATCTAGCAGAATCAACCAAAGAATACAACTACAAAATTAAAGTAGCTGGTGATTTAAGCGAAGATTTTGACTCTAAATTAGAAGCAGCATTAAGAAAATACGAAGTTAAAACTTTGTCAAAGGGCAAAAAAACTCCCATACAGGAAATGCCATTAGATTTTTCACATTTAAAAAATCAAGCAGTGACAATATTTGAATTGACCACAATGTATCCAGCATCAGTGTTTGAGATGAGGGCATTGATTGCTGACAGCATGAGATTGCATCCTAATCAAATCGTTGTGAGAAAACCCGGCGAACCCACAGAAGAATATCAAGAAGAAATGAAAGCAAAAGCTGAAAAAAAATCAGAATTCAAATCCATGTTGCAAGACATAGAATACAAAGATGCTCCAAAAGTAAAAGCAGATGAAGTGTACGGAGATCGAGCCAATCAAAGTTTATTGAAAGAATTATTAAAAGCTAGAAAAGAAATAGAGTTTGCTGCAAAACCAAAAGTGGAGCAGGAAGTGATGAAAAATGAAGTCGACAAAAAAAATTCCGGATCTCCGATCAAACCGGCACACAAAGGTCCAGTAAAAGGCAACCCAGACCCGGCAGGAAAATAATTTTATGGAAATGATTGATATTTTATCTAGACTAAAACAAATTCAAGAAAACAATCCCAACGTGGATGTTAAAGATGCGATCTCCAGTGTTGCCAAGACCAACGGTGCTGTGGATGAAAAAGCAAAAAATCCATATGCAATTGGAATGGCGCAGGCCATGAAATCTACAGGAGACACTCCTCCTCTTAAAAAATCTACAATCACTAAAGCTCACGACATTGCTAAAAGCATTGAAAAAAATGAAGACGAAATAGATGAAAATATGACACGTCAACATTTTCAATATGTTGCAGATACATTAAAACAAATCGAAGATCCAATCAAGAGAGCAGAATATGCTAAACATCATTCAGCTATATTTCAACATTTCAATCCAAATTTTGATAATGCAAAATTCATGAAAGCAGCCGGTGTAAACGAAGTGGAAGAAGGTCGAGTGAAAGATTGGTTAATGGATTTAGAATCAGATGCTGTGACAATGACCAGAGATGAATTTATCAAGAAACACGGACGATCACAGGCCCATGTGTGGGACAGAGTGCAAAAACAAGAAAAAGAAATGGAAGGAAAAGAAATGAAAAAAGATAAAATGAACGAGTCAATCGTGATAGCCACAGACAATCCTGAAGAAGCTTCCATGATGATGCAATTATTAAAATTGGCAGGAGTACAACCAGTTGGCCAAGATATGATCAATCAACCTGCAGCATCAGATGATGCACAAGCAGACGAGGCATATGCGAATACCCCAAAAGAAAAATACAGCGACATCAAAGCAGCAGTACCAAATGGCACAGATCTTAATCGTGAAAAAGGTGCTTACATCAAAGCAGCCGGTGGAGACAATCCCATGGCGATCAAGATGGGAGAATCTGAAATCACAGAGGAACAATTATCTAACAGTTTAAGAGCTCAGTATGAGAGTTTTAAACAAACATATCAAGAAGCTGCCAAAGCAAAACCAGATTTTTTAGATGTGGACAAAGATGGTAATAAAACAGAGCCCATGAAGAAAGCTCTCAAAGACAAAGAAACAAAAGGTAAATAATTCATATGGCAACAGTATCAAGAGTAACAGGAGTAAAAGCAAATGCAGGTGACCTATACCAGGTTAATGCTAATCTTTTTTTATTAACAGTAAAAAAAGCAGATGGTTCTGCTATTGATTTGAGAACTGAAGACGAATCTACCACAAGTGGTACCGATTTAATCGATGGTGCTGTAGAAATGATTCTAAAAGAACTTAATCCTTTAGCATATCTTGTTTCAGATTCAAGTGCAGGTACAATTCATTTGGTAATGGATAAAAATGCCACTGCTGCAGATATGCAAACTAGAGTTAGAAGAGTTGGTTTAAATCCAAACGACGACGGATCAACTGTGCTAGGATCTGGTGGTGTTGATGTTAGCGGTTCTACTGTTACAGCAGCTACATCATTTACAGTAGCTTAATTTTACCAAATAACCCACTAAATATTTTTATGAACTTCTTTGGAGAGTATTCTGTTGGATTGAGATATACTTCTATAAAAGTGACTTATAAGATGCCAGATTACCAAAATATATTGCAAGAATTTTGGTGGCAGACTTTGGATATACCGCCCAAATATCCTCGCATGAAGCAATTTGTAGATTATTGGAATGATTATATTGATGCCGTGATACACACTTTAGAAGTAGGTCACGTGGATCGTTTTGGGGCCACATCATATACCAACGTGACGGATTGGTACAAACTTAAATAATAGCCATGGCATACATATCATTAGACAGTGACCAGATAAAAAAGGCACACAAGAAACACAAATACACCACGGACCAAGTACTGAAACTGGAACAGTGCATGGATCCCAAGACCGGGCCTCTGTTCTTCATGAAAGAATTTATGAGGATACAGCATCCTACCAAAGGTGAGATGCGATTCGAACCATATGCCTATCAGGAGCGATTGATTGAAAGTTACAACAACCACAGGTTCAGCATAGCCATGCTACCGCGACAGACGGGCAAGACCACCTGTGCATCTGGTTACCTGTTATGGTATGCCATGTTCAAACCCGACTCGCAGATACTGATCGCGGCACACAAATATCAAGGAGCGTCGGACATCATGAGCAGGGTGCGATATGCCTATGAGATGTTGCCGTCCTGGATCAAGGCAGGGGTCACGCAGTATAACAGGAACTCAATAGAATTCGACAACGGTTCCAAGATCATGGCCACCACCACTACCGAAAACACTGGTAGGGGTATGTCACTTTCTCTTATATATTGTGACGAGTTCGCATTCGTTCAACCGCCCGAGAAGGCCAAAGAATTCTGGACTTCGCTATCTCCTACTTTGTCTACAGGAGGAAAATGTTTGATCACTTCAACACCAAACTCGGATGAAGATCAGTTCGCTTTGATCTGGAAAGAAGCTTGTAAAAGATTTGATGACTATGGTGTGGACAAGGTCGTGGGGACCAATGGTTTCTATGCCATGAAAGCCCACTGGTCCGAACACCCGGATCGAGATGAAAAATGGGCTGAGCAGGAAAGAAGCAGAATTGGAGAGGAAAGATTCCGTCGAGAGCATGAGTGCGAATTCTTGATCTTTGATGAAACACTGATCTCCAGCATCAAATTGGTTGAGCTGGAAGGCAAGGATCCTTTGATCAATATGGGACAGGTGCGTTGGTGGAAAACACCCACGCCAGGCAATGCCTACATGGTGGCACTGGATCCCAGCCTGGGTACCGGGGGAGACTTTGCAGCTATACAAGTTTTTGAACTGCCCAGTTTTGAGCAAGTGGGAGAATGGCATCACAACACCACGCCAGCCAATCAACAGGTGAGGATATTACAGGCCATCACAAAACATATCTATGATTCGATCATAGAAAAGAATCCTTCCGAAACTCCTGCGATATACTACAGCATGGAGAACAACACGCTGGGAGAGGCAGCTTTGCTAAGGGTGATGGATATTGGAGAAGAGAACATACACGGACAGTTCATCAGCGAACCCATAAGGAAAGGACACCGTAGGAAATTCCGAAGAGGATTCAACACCACTGCCAAACACAAGATAGCGGCCTGTGCCAAATTTAAGGAGCTGGTGGAATCAAATAAAATGAAACTTAACAGCAAGCCACTGATATCAGAGTTAAAAGATTTCGTAGCATCGGGGGTTTCTTATAAAGGCAAGCCCGGGCAGCATGACGACCTAGTGAGCGCTTGTTTGCTGATGACTCGTATGATGCAGGTTTTGGCCACATTTGACCCTAAAATATTCGAAAGATGGACCGATAGGACCACAGAATGGACTGCTCCAATGCCCATCTTTGCTAACCTAGGTACGTAATAAATATAGTATGATCAAGCCCAAAACATCACAGGATTTATTCAATAAAATACGCAGCAAATTTTCTAATATTCAATTAGGAGATAGCAAAGGTAATGTAACAGCTGATCCTAAATCAGCGGTGTTTTTCGATTTTGAATTCAGCGAAAATTCTGATAATTTTGGTAGAGTGAGTATAAGTTTAGCTGACGGAGAAAATATGAAAGTGTTTTATAATCGAGGATTGGTTGAAAAAATAGACGATGAAGCTAGAGCCAACTGGTACAGTTTTTTAAAAGAACTTAAAGATTTTGCCGTTCAACACCAAGTGAGTTTTGATGTGCGAGATATCACAAAAAACAGCCTTACACAACAGGATTTTAAGAATCTTGCAGATGTGAATCAAACGGTAAATACTGGCGATATGTCAGAAGAATTAAATCGATTAACACAATTAGCAGGTATTCCGGTAGCAGAAAGTCTTACTGGAACTAAAAAATCTTCTTACGAAAATTTAGACAAAACAAGATTGATCATTAGACATGCACAAGCAGTGGATGAAAATGTGCCAGGTGCTAGAAGCAGACAAATTAATAGCCTATACATTGAAAATGCACAAGGAGAAAGATTCAAATATCCTATGAAACATCTAGCAGGTGCGAGAGCAATGGCTCGACATGTTGCCAATGGTGGTGTGCCTCATGATGATTTTGGCAAACACATTATTAAAATGAGTGAACAGATTGCTCAACTTAATAGTTTTTCTCGTTACGCTTCCAACAAAGATCAATTAAACAATTCAGTAGGTGACATCATAGAGAAGAGCAAACTTAAATTAGAAAACATGAGAACTTATGTAAAGAATCTAAGCAAGCAAGCACACTATATGAAAGCTAAAGAAAGTTTTCAACCTATCACTATTGCTGAATTAGATGATGCTACTAAGAATAGTTTAAGAGAAAAGTTTACATTGAAACATCTAGATGACAAAGTAGAATCAGCTCTACCATTAATCCATTCCATTATGAAAGAATATGATGATAAAGAAGGTGAGATGTCTATACCAGTAGATCATTCAGCTATGGTACAATCATTCCTTGCTAATCCGGAAAAAAAATTGGTATTGAGAGCAGATCCTGCTGCTGATAAAATGTTATCAGTAACAAAATTTTCAAACAAAAATACTATGCTAAGTTCTATTCTATCAGACATTGCTTCAAGGATGCTGACTAGAAACGATGAAGAAGATAGAATAGCTAATTTCGCCAGCCAAGTGGCCGACGATATGGGCAACGAAGGTGCACCGTTCTTCAAACCTGATGAAAATTACACAAAAAATAAAAAAATAGCAATACAACTGGCTAAGAGATATATCGATGATTACAAAAAAATGCAACAGGATCCAGCATATGCCGACGAGGTGAGACAGGATCCCAGCAAGTTTGCTCCAAAAAAAGATCGTCAAGGCAGAGCCAAAGGCGAAAGCGAAGAATTTGAAAAATGGGCTAACAGAGTGGAATCTAAAGTAACCGAAGGAATCAATTCACTACCAGACGAAGACCATGCTGGCAAAAATTTCAGCAAATTAAAAGATGTAATGAGCAAGCATTTTCCTGTAGGCACAGAAGCAGTTAACGCTGTGTCAACTCTACAGAGTTTAGGATTTGGCGATGATGATCTATTTGATCAGTTGGGAGAACTGGCAGATCGAGAAGGACCGGATGCTTGTGCTTGTGAGACTGTGAAAAATTATATAATGAATACCTTATTAAAAAGTCCAAACATAAAAAATTACTACACACCAGAACAGATAACGGCATTGCAAGATGCTGCATCTGCTTCGGACAACAGGCAAGGCAAGGAAGCCAACAAGTCAGCTGATCATTTTGACACGGCAATGACGCAGACAGCCATGGATTCGGTGCAGGAAGCTTCCGACAGGCCCATCATGATCGATGGTAAGGAAGTGGACCTGAACACAGTGGAGTATGAGATGCAGGACACCGGTGACAACATATTCGACCTGCAAGGTGCACGATTCAAAGATGGCACGGAGTTGTCCGATGAGCAAATGGAAAAATTAATGGTCGATTACAATTTCAATGACTGGGTGCAGCAAGATAACATAGAAAGAAGGATGGAATCAGTCGCAGTTAAAGAGAAGGATGAACCCGCAGACGTGGGTCTCAGCCCTCAAGCTCGAGACTATGGCATGGGAAACGTAGAGAAAGAAGAAGTGCAAAAGATACTGGACCAGAATGCGGAATCATGGCAAGAAGTATTGGCCGGAGAAGATCTGATAACATTTGGTAAACTATACCGTGAATTGATTTCCTATTACATGAGCAATGGCGAGATGCCATATGCTGTTGCGAAAGCCAGAGAAGGCGATCCAGAGCAGTGGATCATGGACAGATTGAGTGAATTGGGTTTGATGGAATCGATTAAAGAAACCAATGTCAACATCAATGACGAATATAGATTTCGTGACTGGTTAAAAAAGACACACAACAAAGAAGTGCATCAATTAAAACCACAAGAATACGTAATCATTTCAAAACAATACAGAGACGAACAAGGTGCCAAGACCGAGGGCAACGAGTTCGCACAGGCAGTGCAGAAAGCCAAGGCAGCCGGCATGAAGCCCGGCGACAAGTTCAAGGTTGGTGACAAGGAATACACATTGAAAGATGCCATAGAATTAGCTGGCATGCAATTGGAAGATTTTGATTTTGCCTCAGAGAGCGTGGGCGGTGGTGCAACTATTAGACAGATGAGTGATCTAGAATTGGCAAACTTCTTACACACATCGGTAGCAGAAGTCAAGAAAGACAGAGAAGCAGCAGAAGAAGCAGCGGAAGAATTGAATCAAAAATACGCCAGCGACAACGAGTCTGTAAAAGAAGACGAGCTAGCAGCAATTAAAAAATTAGCTGGTATTTAATACAAAATAACCATGTTTTAGTATAAATAATGTAACAATATTAATTTATTGTTATCATTATTGGCACATGTAGCAATACTTTAACATAAATAGTGTTAAGGTAATAACAAGGAGATAAAAAATGAGCAACAAACAAGCAATACGTTGGGTTATATTCCATGAACCAATAGACCTATTTCTTAGAACAGCCAATGCATTTTGTGACGAAATTAAACAAGCTACTAACGGTAGAATTGAAATTGAAGTTTATACAGTAAAAGAGTACGCAGATAAATTTAAAAATGGATCATTTTTTGAACCAATGGCTTTAATGGCTAATGGAGAGGTAGAAATGAGCCAATTGTATGTTGCTAAATTAGGAGAACAAAGAGTATCAGATTTTTATGCTTTAGAATTACCTTTTTTATTTAAAGATCACGATCATGCAGCTAGAGTATTAGAAGGCGAAATTGGAAAAACTTTATTAGGAAAAACTTTACCAGAAAAAACTGCTGTTAGAGGTCTTGCTTTTACTTACAGTGGTGGTTACAGAGTGATCGCATCTAATAAGCAAGTAAAAACAGCAGAAGATTTAAAAGGTCTAACTTTAGGAATTGCTACAAATCCTATTTTTGCTGATATGGCAAAAGCATTTGGATGTGATTATAAATCAATTCCGCAAAAGAATGCGCCGATTACATCACACGAAAAAAATGAATTAAGAGATCTAAGTTCACAAGTAGATACTGTTCAAACAACATTACCACGTTACAGTATAGAGGCAAACTCAGACATTCATAGTCACGTTACTGATACTAGACACAGTCTGTATTTGACTACTATTGTGATAAATGAAAATTTTTGGAATTCATTATCAGTTGAAGATCAAATGATTATTGGTCAAGCAGCTCTAAACAGTGCAAGAAAAGAAAGAGCTTGGTCAATAGAAGATGCTGAAAAAATTACAAACAATCGAGCAGAACAAGAAAAATTAGGTATTAAAACTTATCACACACTATCTAACCAAGAGACAGCTAAATTAGAAAAATCGGTAGATGGTTTGTATGAAAAATACAGTAAATTCTTCAGCACAGGTTTAATAGACTCTATCAAAAAAGCCTAAAACCTAATATTTTTCTAAATGAAAAATATAGTTTTAAAAACTTACAAAGAAGACTCTATAATAACATCTTCCTTCGAAGAGTTATTTCAAAATAAAAGAGTTTTAATTTGTTCAATTCATTTACCTCATAACAAATTAACTCATGCTTATTTGAAAGAATTAACCGCTTGTCAAAAAAAATATAAAAATTACGGAATTGAAAAAATTTATATCATTGATTCATATGATGATTTATGGAGTGTTCCTACCCTAGATGCTTTTTTTCCCGATCTCACGATAGTGTTGGATTTTAACAAGCAATTTGTAAGTTATCTAAAAGAAGAATTTAAAAAACAAAAATCTATAGAATTTCTTTCTAAAAATTGGAATTACCAATTATTATTAAATGATTGCAAAATTGAACAGTTTTATGACCAGCCAACAGAAAATCGTTTAGAAGATTTAAAAAAATATTTAATACGACAGCACTATTTAAATGCTAAAACAAAATCGCACAAAGGACCTATACCTCCTTTTACTTCAGAAACATATAATATCTCTTCAAAAATTTTTGATCACAAAGAAGAATTGGTTTTTAATTCGCGAAATCACGCTGGAATAAATAGAAAAACAATTTGGTATTATAATTTATGGCCCAATACAAAATTAGAAAATTATTTAAAAAATGATCAAAAATTTAGAACGGGGCTTTTATCAAGTAGGAGATAGAATATTCACAAACAAAATGCTGGCTTTATACGAAGCTAGCAAGTCTAACTCTGAAGTTAAATTTAATTTTCATAACGAGATATATTCCAGTATTGATTGGACTCAACGACCCAACGGCACATTAAAAGATTTGTATAAGCAAAGGGCCCAGCAATTACGAGATGAATATGATTACATCACAATAAATTTCAGCGGGGGCGCCGATAGCTGGAACATTTTAAATAGTTTTCTTAGCAATGGCATCAGAGTGGACGAAATTTACACTAGGTGGGCGAGGGCGGAAAGAAAATATACAACCGCTGTTATTAATGATTTACAAGAACGTAATATGGGTAGTGAGTATGAATATGCGGTGCTTCCGGTTTTAAAATATCTTGAAAAAAATCATCCCGACATCAATATAGTTGTTGATGATATTTCAGAATGTTTTCATGAAGAGTTAACTGAAAAAAAATTTTTAGATTCTGATCAATATCAAATGGCAGCTTGCTTTTTTCATACTGTACGTCAATCAGATAAAGAAAAACAAGCAGAAAAAAATAAACAAAAGATTGCTGTGGTGTATGGATATGATAAAATAAATTGCAAAATTAGAGATGAAAATCTTTACGCTTATTTTGCTGATGGAATGTGTGGGGGAGATGCCACACTTTATAATTCTTCAAGAAAGTTTGAATGTTTTTATTGGACTCCAAAATTTCCTTTGATTCCCATATTACAATCTCATTACATTATGGATTTTTTAAAAAACGATATTGTTATAAACAAAGAATTTACATATGAAAAAATGCGATATAGAGATTTATATATTCAAACCTGTTATCCCGAATATGACAAAAATACGTTTCAGTGTAGAAAAATGTGGGGATCGATTGTATCAAAAAGCGAGTTTTGGATAAATCAATATAACAAAAAATTTTTTAATTCTTGGAAGTGGCATGTTAATCAATGTCTAGACAGTATCGATTCGAGATATGTTGTTAAACAAAAAATTCATGTGATGCGTGATATTTACAAAGAAGATGTAACTGTTGGTTTACGTAAGTTTCATACAAAAGAATATCTAGTAGGAAAAAATTGTAAATTGCCAAATATTTTTTGGGAAGGTCATGATTGTTTTCCAAATTTTCATTTGGCAATGTTACTATAAACATTTGAATTTTTACCAAATTAGTTAGTTGCTCTTTGATAAATAAGTGTGTATATTATTCTTTATGTCTAATATACATTAGGCAAACATAAAACAAACATAGGCACATTAGGAGGCTTACATTATGGCTACACTAGCTGAAATAAGAGCGAGGTTAAAATCTCAAGAAGTGAATCGCTCCACTTCGTCAACAGGCGGCGACAACGCCATCTACCCACACTGGAACATACAGGAAAATCAAGAAGCAGTAGTTCGTTTCTTGCCTGACAAAGATCCAAACAACACTTTCTTCTGGACAGAGAGAGCAATGATAAAATTGCCTTTCGCCGGGATCAAGGGCCAAGCGGATTCAAGACCAGTGCAGGTACAAGTGCCATGCATGGAGATGTATGGAGAAACTTGCCCAGTTCTAACAGAAGTTAGACCATGGTTCAAAGACAAGTCAATGGAAGACATGGGCAGAAAATATTGGAAAAAGAAAAGTTATATATTCCAAGGTTTTGTGTTACAAAATCCATTAAATGATGACAAGACACCAGAAAATCCAATAAGAAGATTTATTATTGGTCCACAGATCTTCAACATAATCAGATCTGCGTTACTGGATCCAGAAATGGAAGAGTTACCAACTGATGCTGTGAGAGGTGTGGATTTTAGAATAACCAAAACGTCCAAAGGCGGATATGCTGATTACTCTACTTCAAAATGGAGCAGAAGAGAGCGAGCTCTAGATGAAGCAGAAAGAGCAGCCATTGACAAGTTTGGATTGTTCAATCTTTCAGACTTCAGGCCCAAGAAGCCCACTGATGCAGAAGTAAAAATAATCAAAGAATTGTTTGAAAAATCTGTGGAAGGTGAAGCTTATGATCTGGAAAAATATGGTCAGTATTTCAGACCAGCTGGCGTGTCGATCCAATCAAATGGATCGGCCAACGGATCAACATCAGTAACAGCTCCGGTCGACG